TCACGCTGGTATTCGCCAAGACCCAGAACAAAAAAACCAACATCGCCGAAGAGGCCGCCCAGGAGCAGCGCTACCAGCTGGTGAGCAGCCTGGACCGCGGCAGCACCTACCAGCTGGGCACTGCCCGATTCGCCCTGCTCAGCATCACCGACAACACCAACCTTGACGACAACGAGGTGCGGGCCACGTTCCGCTGCATCGCTGCAGGCCGCACCCCGTCAACGCCCTACGGCGACAGCAAGGCGCCGGAAAACGGCGCAAAGGATGATGACTTCTACACCAAGGCCTTGTGCAAGGCCGACAGTGCCGCGTATCAGACGGTGACAGCCTGCGAAATAGTGTCGTTCTCGATGCGGGTCAAGCTGTTTCGCCGCATTCAGGGAAGGCAGAAAAAATACGGCGACAGTGAGCCCGAGGGATACAAGGCAAGTGACAACGGCATCAAGTCCCGGCTGGCGTTCTTTCGGCTGCTGTATCGGCCGCTCAGTAGGTCTACTCAGGATCTGCTGCCGCTGATTATCGCCTGCCGCAGGTCCGCTGATCTCGATAATTTCATCAGCCTTGACTTTCGCGCCGGCAGCGGCAATCAGAAGTGGGAGTTTGAGTTTCAGCCGATCAGCGACCTAGCGGCCGAGCGGGCGCAGAACGGGCAGAAACAAATCGCCTTGATTGAGAACAGCGGCAAAGGCGAGAGCTTTAAGCACGGCGGCAATCGGTTTCGATGGGTGGGCAACCTAAAGGACATCAGCTCAGTGCTGAAGGATCGCGGGCCGGTGCTCACCAATGAGTGGGATCTGTTCAGCGTCCGCAGCGACACCGACATTCAGTTCAGTTTCGAGGCGGGCCCAGAGTTCCAGATCACGGCCGTTACAGAGCAGCAGCTGAGATCAACCGAGGGCAAGTATGCCCGGATGAGCACCATGGCATTCGGGGTATTTTCCGGCCGCGGCGTGCAGGATCTGCGCAGCATCTCGGCGTTCGTCACCGAGGGTAAGGATTCCTGGGTGGTGAATGATGACGGCACCTACAGCAAGAGCGCTGGCAGCACCAGCTGGGCGCCGGACATCTTCGCTGACACGGTGCTGGACAAAGAAAACGGCATCGGCCGGTACGCCAAGCCATCCGGCGTGGACTGGCAAAGCCTGGCCCTAAGCAAGCGGTTCTGTCAGAACAGCGGCCTCGGGTGCCAACTGTTCATGGATCCGCTGATCGCTGAGGTCGGATCTTGGCGGCAGTTCTGGGCCGAGGTGGCGCCCTACTCGCTGCTGGAGTTCGGCAAGATCGGCGGAAAGGAGACGTTAGTGCCGGCAGTGCCGGTGAACAGCAGCGGCCGCGCCAATCGCCGCGTGAACATCTCGGCGCTGTTCACCACTGGCAACATCCTGGAGGGCACCTACCGCGAAGAGTTCCTCGACTACGGCGCCAGCGTTCAGGACCTGATCGCCACGGTGATCTACCGGGAAACAGAGGAGGACGACGTGTTCCCGCGCAACTCCAGCGTCGATGTGCGGTTGGTGGATGCCGTTGAGGATGCAGCGATCCGCCAGACGTTCGACCTCTCGCAGTTCGTTACCCAGCGCAAGCAGGCGATCCTCTACGGCAAGCTGCTGTGCAATCAGCGGCGATGGGTGCGGCGAGGCATTGAGTTCCAGACCTTCCCCACCGACACACCGGTGAGCCCTGGCGCCTACATCTACGTGGACGTGGGCCTGAACACCTGGGACCGGATGACAGCCGGCGTGGTGATGCCTGGCGGCGTGCTCAATGCCCCGCTGAGCGATCGGCTGCGCGATGGCACCTATGCCGCGCTGGTGTATCGCAGCGGCGGCAACGTCCGCTCGCTGGCCAGCGTGACGGTGGCGGACGGCAAAGCCAACGCCCTGAGCGATGACGCGGGCTCCATGTTCGTGCTGGGCGCCGTCACTGATCGCAAGCGGGTGTTCCGGGTGACGGAGGTGACGATGAGCGAGGAAGGGGAGGTGACGGTTAAGGCGCTGGAGCACCCTTGCGAGACGGTGGACGGCAACCTGCTGAGTCGGGTGGCGGACTTCAGCGATGCGCTGTTCAGTGTGCGGTGAGTAGCCTGAGATGCAGGAGGGCGCCAGCTGATGGGTTACTACACAGGCCGAACCGGGGGGCTGATCTTCAACGGCAAGCCCGTTGCGAAGGTGCAGAGCTGGTCTGTGGAGAGCAGCGTTGACCTGCTGCCCACCACTGACCTAGGCGCTGATGCGCGGTCGTTCATCCCATCGCTAAAGGGCGCAACGGGCAGCGCCACCCTGATGTACTACCGGCTGGAGCCGGGCGAGTCGGCGCAGAAAACGCAGTTCACCGCGCTACTGGCCAAGATCCACAAGCGGGGCGCTATCACCGAACAGGATCGGGTCTTTCTGGAGCTGGACGTAGACACCGGCGGCGTTGACGACATCAAGATGTACGCCTACATCACCAGCGCTGTGATCGGCTCGGCGGTGGGTGAGCTGGTGGTGGTGCCGATTCAGTTCACGATGGACGGAGACTTTGACGAGGCCATCAACCAGGCCAACTGATGACGCACTACCTCGGCACAAAGGGCAACGTCAAGCTGAGGCGTGGCACCAAAGCATTCATCGGCCGGGTGTCAGATCAGATCATCCCCGACGATGTGAACACGTCGCTAAACCGGTTGTCGTTTGATGGGGCGATCAACAACATCCTGATCGGCGATCGGGTGGACATCAGCACCACGGACGCCCGTGGGCTGGTATTCTTCCCGCCGTCCGTGTGGGGCCTGGAGAGCACCGACCCGCCCCAGGAGAGCTTCACGGCCTACGTGCATGTCAACGCCGTGGGTGGCCTGCGATTCTTCCCGACCTTCACCGATGCGGTCAACAACGTCCGCGCCAATGAGATCCCGCTGGCAGCATTCACCGGCGACCCGCTGCAGATCAGCGTGCGCGTGCGTGATGTGCAGTTCAACCTATTGGGATCGGTGGAGGGCTACGAGTTCAACACCGACCGGCAGACAATTGACGCCACAAGCCTCAATGATCGGTTTCGCCAGCAGCTATCCGCCGGCCTGATCAGCGGCGCTGGGCGGATCGAGTGCGAGTTCAACTACCGCACGATCGGGCTTACTGAGCCGTCTCTGCTGCTGCTGCAGCTGATCCAGCGGGTGGAGATTGGCAGCGAGTTTGATCTAGCCCTGTATCTGACCGACAAGGACATTGATCCCACGGTTGATACGATCTTCTACAACCTGACCGCAGTGGTGAATCGCTCCGGTGTGCAGGTGCGAGCTGGCGACATCGTGCGCTGCGCCATTGATTTCGTCACCACCGATGAAATCCAGCTGGTGTATGGCAAGCCGGCTAACTATATCCTGAAGGAAGATGACGACCGCATCGAGCTGGAGCAGTCGCTGGACTACCTGCTGCAGGAAGTGGACGACTGAGCCCGTCCGTAGCCTGAGCCTGTGGACGGTCGCGGTGAGGCGCACCCTTGGCTGATCAGCGGATAACCCAGCTCACGGCCCTGTCAAAGGCGGGTGCGGCGGCTAATGATGTGGTGCCCATCGCCGACATCTCTGCCAGCGAGACGAAGAAAATCACGCTGAAGGATTTGGTTGCCGCAGGCATCGACCTGGTGGACGCCGGGGAGATTGACCTGGAAAAGCTGGATCAGACCAGCGTTACTAAGCTGGGTGCTGCGGCGATTGGCGATGGCGTGCTCACCGCCGCCAAGATGGCCGCCGATGCGGCAACAGCCGTTGCGGTCACAGCCCCCAGCACGGGGAACCACCGCGGCCGTGGGTGGCTGCACAGCGGCACCGGCAATCTGCAGGTGTGGGATGGGGCAGCGTTCCAGCAGGTGGTGATGCCCACCGCCGGCATCGGTGATCTGCAGGTGACCGCCGGCAAGCTGGCTGACGGTGCTGTGACTACCGCGAAGGTGTCGCCGCTCGGTTCGGCCGCCTATGCCGCCGGATCGGTGAATACCGCCGCGCTGGCGGATCTGAACGTGACCAGCGGCAAGCTGGCCGATGGGGCGGTGCTGGCCGACAAGATCGGCACGGGTGCTGTCATCACGGCCAAGCTGGGCGCCGGCGCGGTGACTTACGACCGCATTCAGAACGTCTCTGCCACCGATCGACTGCTGGGCCGCAGCTCTGCCGGTGCGGGGCCGGTTCAGGAAGTGCCGCTGACTGCTGCTGGCCGCGCCCTGATCGCTGGCGTGGATGCTGCAGCGCAGCGCAGCGCACTAGGCCTGGGAACGCTGGCGACAGCATCCGGCACCTGGACGGACGGATCGACGTTCGCAGGCACCAGCTCGGGCACTAACACCGGCGATCAGACCATCACCCTCACTGGGGACGTAACCGGCACTGGCACTGGGACGTTCGCCGCAACGATTGCCGATGGGGCGATCACCGAACTGAAGTACGCCGCACTGAGCATCCCCACCGGCGCGGTGAAGGACGGCGCAATCACCGCCGCCAAGCTGGCGGATCAATCCTCTGCGGTAGTGAGCAACGGATCGCCATCGGGCGATGGGGCGTTTGTGGGTCAGCAGTGGTTCAACGCTGCCACGGGCGTGGAGTGGACATGGACCGGCAGCGAGTGGCAGGAACACCAAGCACCGACCATCCCTGAATCTGGTGTTCCCGACCTGAACGCCAGCAAGATCACAGCCGGCGAGTTCCCGACCGATCGTCTGGCGAATGATGCCGTAACCGGCGTCAAGCTGGCGGATTACAGCGTAGGGAAACTAAGCGAGGCGATTCCAGTTGCTGATTACATCAGCCAGCTGTATTTCAACCCATTGGATAAAGCCTTCTTCATGTGGGATGGCAACGTCTGGCAGCCGATCGGGCTCAGCACCGGCGCGGTCAAGTTTGCCGGCACCTATGACGCCTCCAACAATAAGGTGGCCAGCACCACCGCCGAGGGCGCAACGCTGGGCCTAGTGGTCGGCAACGCATTGCCTACCGCTGCAGCAGCCAACTCGGGCTACTACCTGGTGGTGAGCAAAAGCGGCACCGGCACCAGCCCGGCGCCTACTGTTGCGCTGGCGCCCCCGGACCTGCTGCTTTCCACCGGCACGGCATGGGTCGAGGTGGATACATCGGCGGGCTATACCACACTGACCGCCAGCGGTGTGGATTTTGTCCCTGCGGGGCAGGTCGCTGCCACCAACGTGCAGCTGGCGATCGAGGAGGTGAGCAACGAATGCCGTAACGCCAGCAACCTGTCCAGCGGCACCCTGGCGGTGGCTAGGGGCGGCACCAA